ACTTCGTTCGGGGCGGTTCTCCGAACCGCGAAATGCGTCACCTCGCCACAATGGTGTAAACAATTGAATAAAGAACGATAGAAAAATGCGCGACCTCTCCTGCAGTCGTTACCAATAACCTTCAGCAATTCACGAACTCTTGCAAAAGGGGTCCGCGCACGTAGCATATATCGTCAAGTAAAGAGGGTACTATTTTTCTTCACCTTTAGAGGGTTTCGCAGCAGACTTCGACCTATCTATCTCTGAATCAATGAGTTCCTGACCAACCTCGAGGCCATCGAACTTATCCATACGGGAGAACGAATTAGGGTCGAAATCAATCTCGGGATTGAACTTATCACCCTTATCAAAATCAGAAGGTTCTACCACTACATCCGGACGGCCAGGAAGGACGTCGACAGAACCAGAACCATCAAGAACGGAGAGAATGCGCTGACCGCGAGAAACGTAGGCGGGAGCATCTTCAAGTAACCAGTTAAGTGCCATAAGATCAATGTGTTAACGATTAGACAAACGAGTTGCAAATGTTTTATTAACCAGGTTCTTCTTCTGGACAGAATACGAAAGATTGACAAAGAAGTTATCTTCCAGGTTGGAGTAAAACGGAGAGTTTACCTGACCAACGTCCACGAACAAAAGGGAATAATACTTATTATAGCTCGCCGACAGAACACGCTGTTGAACCCAATAACTATAAAGAGGAATAGAGCCGTGGCTCGTTTGGAATCGAGACAGCTGACCAAGAACCTCGTCAAACGAGGACCGAAACTCGTTGAAACACGGTTCGTAGGCCACAGCTTCCGAGGCCGAAGTGGTTCCGAATCCGAATTGGAATCCGGGAACGTCTTGATACCCAATGTCATTATAGATCGGATTAAAATAATCGGCACCAGTATAATGGAGATAGTCAGGGTAAACACCGGCCCAATAGTAGACGGGGCGAATGCTCAGCATATCAATCATATAGCCAGGCTCGCGGAAGTAATAAGACTGACGGCGACCGAGACGATCATTGAAAGCAATAGAGCCGCCCTGCTGACCGAGCGGGCCCATCGACGAATCGCCGCCAAAATTGTTAAATCCGGCCTGATTCATAATAATCTGAACGTTAACAGCCTGAGATGCGCTAAACAGCAATTTAGGCCGATCGACGTGTTCGATTTTTGAAGCAAAAAAGGTCTCCAACCAATCACTATAACGAGAACCGCCAGCACCAAGTAGATCTTTATATTCCTGAAGCCGCGAAGCAATAGCCAGCTGCGGTATGGTAGAAACGCCGGACATGGAGATACCTTCGGAACTACCAACAGGAAGCAATCGACTATAGCGATCGGGATTCGAAGGTATAACGGCCATCGGATGGGCAACAAGGAACGATCCAAGCGTAGTAACAGTTGTATCGGCAGCGGCAGTAGCGAATTGACTTGCAGGACCCGCGGTGGATAGCGTAGTACTTCCGGGATAAATGGTAGAGACGGGGTAACCATCTTTGGATGCGGTAATCGTAGTGCCAAGGTCTGAAAGCAATATCTGAGAGAAGAGATTTCCTCTGTTATATGTATTGTTCGACGACGGCACAGACGAAGGATAGAATTGACTCTCAAAATAAGCGTCTAGGAATTCAAGACTCCCGAATCTTTGCGAGAAAAACGTCATCTTGTCACTAAACTGAGGAACATTATACGCAGCACCGGTACTATTGGGAATGAAATACCAAGAACTAGGCCAAGCGAAAGAATAGAGTCCCCACTGGGAATAACTGTAGTAATTGCGAACAATGTCCCAATAAGCAAGATAAGAATCGGCATTACACCAACCTAAAGGATACGCCAACTGAGCCGTTGTGAGATTAGAAGACATCGGAACATTACTCGAGGTCGTAGCCGGTATAGACGCGGGAATAACGCGCAACCAACGAAGCAGCGAATTAGAATAAGGATAGTTGTTGGTCGTAAATTCGTACGAACCAGTAGAAGAAGAGGCAATAAAATTCAAACTCAAATCGTTCATATCAAACTTACTACTGTTCGTTCGCATCTCCGGATGGTACAGCTGCAAAGGCACCCAGAAACGGTGAAGTCGAATGGTGTAGGGGTTAAATGACGGAACAGCGAGGGGGTTACTACGAACGTCGATGCCTTGCTCGATGGACACACGGTCTCGAGCATTGATAAAGTCAATTCGCACTGGATACAAAATACCCGGTGTGCACGTAAAAGCTTTACTCTCAGGAACATCATAACGAGAGTAGCCATTAACGGCGTGAGAAATAAAAGGTTGTTTTCCCATAAATTAAATGTTTAGTTGAAGTTTATAATGATCTCTCCAAAACTGAAGAACATCCAGGTCTAGCCAAGTAGGGGGGTCAAAATCGGGCATCTTGCGAGAGGACGCGGCAAAACGCATCATTTGCTTTTGCTCCCACGTATACGACGCTCTACGGGATACGGAGGAATTGAGGCCGAACCGCTCAACACACAGAGACACAACACGCTTAACCAGAGAAGACTTGCTAAAACGTGCATAAGCATCAGCAGCGGTAATCGAGCGCGAAACGTCGTCTTCCTGTTTGAGATACTTAAGATAATATCGAGGAATCGAGTAGTTATAATTGATACGCTTCTCAAAATCGAAATAAGACCACGACGAAGTACGAGCAGAAGGGCGAGGCATATAACCAAGAAAATCACCAACGCCAGCAGATACGAATTTTCGCGTATAACGGCGATGTTGGAGGAGGCAAGATAAAGGTGTATAGTTTCCATCTATGGTAACAAATTTGTCCGAAATTTCTTCGGGATTAAACTGAATCTGTTTAGTAACATACTTAACGCAGTAACGAGCACGCTTATGGGTAGCCTTCGCTAACCAGACAAAACCAAGATCGCGGACGGCCGCTCGAATCTGATTATACATACAATTGGTTCCGAACAGGAAACCGTGGAAATGTAGACGAGGCGCCAAGCCTGTTTCCGGGTGAGTGCCGAACTCTTGGAAAAACGCGTGCTTAAAAGAGTGTCCGAGCGTGTGACGAACTCGCTCATTCCATCGCCGAATAAACTTAGAGGGGTTCAGCAATGCTTCATTGTAATACGCAGGAGCTATGGTTATCGTAATAAAAATAGCCTGCTGAGACTCAGCCTTACAACGAGCGAGTTCGCGTTCCAACCGAACGAACCAATCATTGCGCTGACGACGCAAACAGTCTTCGCACTTTCCGCAGGGGACCATAAGCCACTGACGGGCGACATCCCAGGGACGGAGGGCCAAAGCGGACTTTGCAACGTCAGAGCCGTTACGACAGGGATTCTTCTTGTCGAAATAGCGACGATTGCGTATCCATATGGGCGACGAGCAAGGCATTACAATAAACTTCTAAGACAGTCAAATCTAATAGCAGGATAATCGAGACGACAGCGAATGAGGTAATCATTAGCGGGTTCTTCGTCGGCAAACCAGGCGATAACAACTCGCTTCTTACCGCGATATGCTGCAATAGAAAAACGATAGGGAATACTGTTAATCACAGGAGAAAAACGGGGACGAAAATCAAACTTATCCATAATCGTAGAATAATACTTTGCGCTTCGAAAGACGGTACTTTCGAGCGCGAGAACTACTTCGTTCCGCCGGCCGACCGCCTAACGGCGGGGACGCTGCGCGTCTTCGGCCTCCATGGCTCCACTTCGTGGTCTATATACCGGATAAATCCGGTGAGTTTGCGGACAAAAAACTCCCAAGGAGAGAAAACCTCTCCCGGGAGCTTCACGGTCAAAGAACTCTTCCACCAAGAGGGCGGATTACAACTTTAGCTCCTCTTCCTTTCTTCTTTCGGCGTGCTTTCATCGGAATCGAGATTAAAATCAAACATAAGGACCAGTGTATTATCGAAAAAATCGACCGAAAAATGCGGATAGGCGGCAAGGTCAACTAAGAGACGAGAGACAAGGCTATGGGGAATATAAGGCATATCCGAAATAGCCGAACGAACGAAGTGACCGAAAATGGGAGTATCCTCGAAGATATTCAGGGACAACGGCGAAAACTGCCCATCTTTAAGATAGCCGACATGGGCAAGGTCAACATCAAGAGCCGGATTAACGCGGCGAAGAACGATATGAATCTGTGTCATAACAATGTAATTTAAATTTGCGATTGAAATCTGAGATAAAAACGCTTCCAAGCTTCGGAATATTTTCTCCAAAAATCATAACCCTCGGGCGTCGTATCAAACAAGAAAGCGGTGGAAATGAGGTAGGTAGGGCCTAAACTCGGGTTGCAAAGAGAACGCCGAATATGGGCGCGCAAACGTTCACGAAAACCCCCGTAGGGCGAAACGACGACATCGTAGTTCGTCTTAAAGGCGACGAATAACCTATGGCGAACGAGCCACTCGGTAAACGCGTACTCGAGAACGTCGACAATCAAATCGCCAGCCTTAAAACTTTTACTGTCCTTTTTCATAGTATTGTGGTTATTGGTTACGACACAAAAATACGACACAAGAAACAAGCGATAAAGTTCAAAAAGTTGGGGGACTTGTTCAATTCCTCCTAAAATAGCTGCGGCGAGTGTATGTAGCACCAATTTGATCTCCGGAAGGGCCGTAAACGTCGCGCATCTCTTCATAACCCTCGGGTCCTGCAGGACCTGCAGCCTTGCGGCCGACGTACGAGGCGCCGGCAATGCCGGCAGCGGCAGCAAAAGAACGAACGACGTCATGAGCGAGACGAAGTCGAGAATTGCGCAAATCCCAACGGACATTGCCTGTTTCGAGCTGAGCAGTCTCGGCGGCGGCAGTCTTCAGGATAGCCAGAGTCTCTGCCACCTTCATGATCTTCGTCTCAACAACTTCACCCTTCTCATTGCGTATCTGAACAGGGACGTCTTTTTCCCAGTTGAGCTCATACCACTTTTGTAAATCCTTGAGCTCCTGAGCATTAAGAGCCCTGCGAGAGTCAGATTCAGCCGCGGCGGCAACATTAGCAATCGCAGAACTCCAAGCAACAGCGAGGGCGGCGCCAGCTTGCGGGGCAAACCAATCGTTCGTCTGACGAAGGTAGTTGTATTTTTCCTCCAAAATTCCTGTCATGGCCATAATAGAGGAGAGCTTGTAACCTTGCGAAATATCAGCCAAATAGGCCTCGATAGACATAATTTGAGCTTGCGCTTCATGCAATCTTGCAATTTCACTTGCATCCTTAACGTTATGTCGGGCAATCTGCAATTCGAGATCATCCATCTGCGCTCGCCACTCTTGCGTATGAGTATTACCTCGAAGATTAGCAGCTTCTGCATTATCTCGATTAGCAGCGGCAGAATTACGATCAACCGTAGAGCGAGCGATCATATTCTGTGCAACAGCCGTGGGATCACCAGGGGAAAAAACGCCAGCGCCAACAGGCGAACCGCCTGAAGGACCGGAGGCGGAAGGCATAGACGCAGAACCTCCAGACATGGTAGCATTTACGCCAACGCCAGAAGAGCCTAAGACTGCAGCAGGTGTAACACCGGCCTTCAAATAGCGATCGAAAACCTTCGTAGGGTCATTATACGCGTTCTCGTAATCGAACTGCTTCTGCCAATTAGCATAGGAAAGCTCAGATTGTTTTTGCATTTGCTCCAAAGCATACTGCTGTTGAAGCTTCATCTGTTTCTGCTGATATTTCCACTGGCGACGAGCGCTCATGCCGCCAAAAAGCTGGCCAAAGATGCCGTTAATAAGGCCTGTAGTTCCAGTAGAGGCAGCGGATTCGCCAAGAGCGCGACCAAAAGAACTCGAGGCAGCAGCAATAGGAGTAGGCATACTACAAGTGAGTTAATTTGTTAGAACGAATAATGTAATCAACGCGAACAGTGTCGATATGAACGCCGCTACGCTGCATCCTAGCTTGAGCGGAACATGAGGCAAGAAAAAAAGTAGCCAATGCAGCAATAATAGACGAAACGAGTGTCCAAAAAGCCTTTGATTTATAGAACGGTTGTTTAACGTCTGACATGATAGTAAAAATTTAAGGGAAGCTACGGTGCCGCACCCTCACTTCGTTCGGGGCGGTTCTCCGAACCGCGAAATGCGTCACCTCGCCACAATGGTGTAAACAATTGAATAAAGAACGATAGAAAAATGCGCGACCTC